GGAAGGATCAATCTTAAAGGAGTTTCCTGTTTTGCGATCCCTAATAAAATCTCCTTGATAAACCTGTCGATATCCCCAAAAAGGTGTCCTATCATTATAAGAAAACATACGATTATACTTAAGAGGAGGAGCTTCACCATCCGTCAGAATAATTGTATGCATTTTATCAACTCCAGTATACTTCTTAAATTCAGGAAGAATTCCATTTAAAGCAACGATAGCTTCATGTAGGGGAGTTCCAGAAAGAGATAATTGGCCAGGGACCTGATAGGTAGCACCTCCCCAACGACATCCTCTGGAGTCAGCACTATATGCAAGTCGATAAAAGTTTCTCATTTGTTTTTCAAATTCTGCAGCACGGACCTTACTGGAAAGAACGTTCATCATATGAAAATCTGAAGAGATATAAAATTCATTCTCAATTTTTTCATCCACATGTTCATCATATGAATTATCATCCCTACTAAAAACTTTCCAGTGATTAGTAAAAGAGTATACCTCAAAAGGAATATTAACTTTTTTACAGAACCAAATAAGGTTATACAGTTGCTTTACAGTATCCTGAAGTACATCAGACATGGATCCAGACCAGTCCAGAACAAATACTAGACCATGATTCTTTCCATCAGCTAAGGTCGTGACTTTCTTGAACAAGTCCTCATTGTATCGATAAGTATGTAACTTCCCCGTATTAAGAACTCCAGTTTTACTAGTAGCAGCACGAGCATAAGAGTCTGCAGCTTTACGACATTCAAATTCTTTGACAAGGTAATTAACTTCTTTTTGAGATTGTTTTTTAAATAGTTTATAGTCACTATCAACTTCAGCAAAAATTTCGTTAGCAATTTCTATTCCATATTCCTCTTCTCTGTTTTTAAAAGTGTTTTCATAAAAATTACTCAGTGTCTCATGAATCTCACAATTTTTTGCAATCAAATTGTCAATATTGAGTTCTGGGACCTCTAGGTAATTAATATCGCGACGATGTGGGTTAGTTCCATTCAATTCCTCTACAGCATCATCAAAGTTTTTATCTGTTACAGTTTCAAATTCAGATCCGCCATTAGATTCTTGTGGAAGTTCTTTACTAAATTCACTGAAGTCAATATCACTTTGAGAAGTTGTATCTGATTTCTCACCATCGCCAGTTGACCCCTCAGGAGAAGTTTGGGAAGACTCAAGATCTCCACCGCTTTGTTGACTAGAAGAAGGTGATTGTGTTTGTGGAGGTGGGGTCTGATCCTCTACCTCAGTTTCTTTAAGGTACTCAAAAATTCTAGAGGAAAGTTCCAAAACTTCATCAAAGGTTTCAGTCTTTTCAACTTCATATACAAAGCTTTTTTCTTTTTCAGTAAACTTAATATCAACAAAATTTCCAATCTTCACATAGATATTGATACGGTCCATAAAAGACATTGAATCAATATCAGTATCTTCAATCCCAAAAAAATCTTGATCTGATAGCTCAGAGTATCCGCGATAAAACGTTTTAACAATACCAGGAAACTTACGTTTAATAAGTCTTTCTACACGGGAGTCCTCTAGAACATTAACAAAACTGCCAGGAACCTTAGGATACTTAGACTTCCAGTTAGTATCGGGGGTGTACAGTGCATGACCAACCTCATGACCCACTAGAAGGTCGTATACAGTCGCAGAGGCGCGTTCCCATAGAGGAAGGGTAAGTACCCTCCTACGCACGTCAAAGGACGCAGTAGAGACAGTTCTGTTCTCAATGATAAGATCCTCAGTTGCAAGGAGCTTAGCAAGTTGTCCTTTAACTTCGTAATTGACCATGGGAGTCTTTTGGTATACGAATACTATACATCACTCCAACAGGCAGTCTAGACCCAAATGGACAGTTACTCAACTGGTTTTAGAAAACCCATTGATCTTACTGAAAGTAATCATATTATCAAATTTATCCTGAAGGTCTTGAGTATTGTGAGAGATGATAAAAACATTAGCATCCTTAATTGCATATCTCACAATCTTAGTAAACTCATCAGTGCCAGTTCCATCCAAAGAACTGTCAAAGATCTCATCCAGAATTAGTAGATTGGTGGATGAAGAATTTTTCATCCTTGCAATGTCTCTCCAAGTAAACAGGAGAGCAAGATCAATTCTCATTTTCTCTCCTTCGGAGAAGGAATCATAACTAAAGTTTTCGTGGATAGGAGATTTAATATTTTCTTTAAACTCTTCGTCCAGTGTGAAATTGATATAGAAATCCATCTGCTGCAGATATGTATTAATCTGCTTATTCATTACTGGAAGATATCTCTTGATTATTTTGGATTTTACTCCACTATCTTTCATAAGAGAATGAGCAAAATCCAAATAGGAAATACTCTCAGCCTGTTCAGACTTATCCTTTTCTACTGACCTAAGTTCTTTTTCTAACTGTTTAAGGGCATCTCTTTCAGAATTTCTATTTGCAATTTGTGAGGCAATTTTTTGAATTTCCGATTCCAAACTTCTGGTCTGTTTCTGATATTCAGCAATTTTAGTGTTGTTAATAGAGATGTCATATGTTGCGTCAGTGATCAACCTGGAGAGCTGAGCAAACTCTTTCTCCCTATCCTGTTCTGCAGTGATAGTTTTCTTGAGTGCTTTGTATGCTGTATTAATTTCTTGTACTTGATTTTCAATCTCTCCTACTTTATTTACACGAAACTGTTCTTCTATATCTTGCCCACAGGTGGGACAAACCGAGTTATCCTTGAAAAATCTATGTTCTTTCGTTATATTTTGTATCTTTTGTTCCAGTTTTGATTTAACTCCATTCATTCTCCTAAGCGATTTTGTTGGATCACTGAGTTCTTGAAGTTGTGGTTGATATACATCCGTAATATTTTCATTGTAGTTACGGTTATCTCCCATCAAGTTTGTAATATCTAGAGATAAACTTTCAATCTTAGTCTTCTTATCCTCAATATTTTCTTTGCCTCTCTTATCAAGATCTCGAATAAAATTCTTTTGCATAGAAATTTTTTCTTCTACCATGTCTTTTTGCAAAGACAATTCACGAATATCTTGTGTTGCTTGTCTAATTCTGTTTTTAAGAAGATTCCCCATGCCAGAAAAGATCTTAATATCAAGAAGATCTTCCACAATATCTCTTCGGTTAGAAGAAGAAAGTTGCATAAAAGGAACAAAAGTAGCAGAACCCAGAATGACTGTCTGGGTAAAAGACTTATAGTTTAGTTTCAGTATGGTCTCTTCTAGATGTTTCTGTTGGTCTACGGCAGAAGATTCCCTATTCCATACTTCTCCATTGCAGTGGATCTCAAACACATTCGGTTTGATTCCCCTGATAACTTTATATGATCTATCATTTATATCAAATTCTATCTCAACAACGCAATCCTTTTCGTTTACACTATTAATTAATTGCCCCTTATTAATTCGTCTAAAGGGTTTATTATAGAGAACGAAGGTAAGCGCATCTAAGATAGTAGATTTTCCAGCACCATTTGCTCCAACAATCAACGTTGTTGGAGCGCTTCTAAAATTGACCTCAGTGAAATTATTTCCTGTTGAAAGGAAGTTTCTCCACCTAATCTTCTGAAATACTATCATAAGGAGGGAATACTATATCTTGAGGTGTCACAATAACGTACTTGTAATTATACCTGTTACAAGCCTCGATTGCAAGTTCCTCGTCAATTTCTACAACTGCCAATTTATTGTGATCATCGGCTTCTAAAAGTCCTGCATATCTTTCAGCATCATCCTCTTCCTCAAACATGTAGAGTTGCTTGGTTCCCGTTTCGTCTTCCAACGAATAGGCTCCTTCCCCTTCATGTCCTCTGAGTGATAGGATGAACATACCTACTCCATTTCGCAAGCTTCTAAGTAGACTTCACGAAGTAAGTCTTTTACTCTGTTTTTCTTAAGATCAAAATCAGAATCTTCTATGTATTTATTGAGGAGTGTAAGTGTGTCCTCAATTTTTTCTCCAGAAAAATCAACTTCAGAATCATTTACTTCAAGAGATTCCGTGATTTTAATATCAACCGCTTTCGACTTAAGAAGTTTATCTACAAACTTATCAAATTTTTTCTGATCCGTTTTCTTTCGTACAATCAGTTTAACAATCTTATTTTCATATAGATGTGATTTGAATAGTTCAGCAGGAGTATCTTCATAATAAACTTTTTCAAACATTGTATATGGGTTTGGAATAAACTCCATCTCATAAGTTTCAGTATCAAAAATATTGAAACCACGAATATCACCAGCATCATTCCAATACATTTGATATGGATTGCCTAGGTAATAAATTTGTCCGTCATTACTACGAGTATGGTAATGTCCAGAGAATACAAATTCAAACTTATTAAAGAAACCTTTGTCTATACCACTCTGCTGGATACATCCAGGATACAATTGGAATCCAGTAATTTCCAAGTGACCAAAAGCAATGTTGGTCTTAGTCTTTTCTATTTTTTTCTTCGTCTCATCTATATTATCATCACATATCCAAGGAATCATAAAGGCTTTAAACCCATTGATATCATATTCATCTGGAGATGAGATGGGAATTACATTAGTGTAATCTTTCAATAGAGAATCAATTGAATTGACCTCATTGGTATTCTTAAAGTAGGTATCATGATTGCCGGCAAGTTGCCATACCTTAACACCCAGATCTCTAAATTTATCATATACATTTCTACGAGCCCAATCAAGAGCCCAGAAATCTATACTCTTCCTATTATCAAAAGCATCTCCCATATGGATACACTCTTTGATACCCCTCTTTTCTAGTTCTGGAAAAAAGATATCATCATAGAATTTTTGAAAGTAGTCATGAAAAACTTTTGAAGACCTCCTACAACCGTAGTGAGTGTCAGTGATAATAGCAATCTTCATTGATACATTTTAGATTGAATAGCATCCTTAATACTATTATATTCAAAAGAGCTTCCGTAGTCATCATCTACCGTAAAGACTTCATCATAACCAGACCTTTCAAGAATCTTAGTTCTGATCTCCATCTGTTTTTTCTCTTTTTGAATACGTCTCAGAAAGGCGTAGTGAATAATCTGAGTGAAGTAAGCAAAAGGATTAGTGGATTTCTCTGGATTAAAGTTATGAATGTACTGAACGCAATTTTCAATACCATCACAAATCATGTCCTCGCGGAACATATAGTTAACAAAGTTTGGTTTGTATGATAGATGGGTTGCGATCTTTAAAAAGCACTCTCCCAAATAATTTGTAATTCTAGGTTTAGGTTCGTCTTTCTCTGCAGCGTCTCTTACATCTGCCTTATACTGAACAATAGCATACAAAAATTCTTTGTTGTTTACATAATGTTCAGACCTCTTTCTAGTAGCCATTTCATTGGTCTCCTTTTTAATGTTATTATTCTATCACAAAGTTAGTAAAGTGACAACTTGACACGTCTCTGGATATTGTGTATGATGACTCTGTTGGAGTTCAAAAGCTATTCAGCTTCTTTAGATTCTATATTATAAAGCTTTTCAAGTTGTTTACGTGCTTGATCTACTGTTGTTTTGAATCCACCTGTCTTAGGAATTTTACTAGAAGAAGAGTTTAATTTGGATCTAGTAAATTTCATGTAGGATCCTACTACGTCGGAATCTTCAGAAGCTTCTACAACTGTTATAACGTGTTGCATAGGAACTACAACGATACTATCGGAGGGATTTGTTTTTACCCATGGTATCATTCGTAGACCTTCACCAGTAGAAATATGAACTGCTTCTATTGAGACTGGATCACTGAGCACTAACATGCTTCTTCCATTTTCTTCAACAGGGAGAATCTCGGCAAAGATTTCTTCGCCACTTGTTAACTTAATTGTTCCATAAAATTCTTCCATATTATTTTTTGAGTTTGATTTGAGTGAATTCATAATTAAAATCTTCTTCATTGTAGATCTTAATTCTTTCAATTAAATGATTTAGGGTGTAATTTTTTCTTCCTTGATATGTAATGTCATCTGCAATGTCATAAAGCATTGCTTTTGTTTTGTTGTTTCCTTTCCTCAGTACTCTTCCAATAGATTGTAAGTTTCTGATTCTGGATTTACTAGGTGAAGCAAAAATAACATTATGTAAGTTTTTAATATTGATTCCTGTAGAGAATGTACCATATGAAGCAACAATAATAGAGTCAGTTTCTTGTTCTGTAATCTCTCTAACCCTCTCTCTTTCTACAGCATCTACTCCACCATGAACATAGAATACTTTTCTATTATCATCTACAGAGCTATTTATTAACTCATGAATAATCTTTCCATGGGATTCTACTCTCTGAAATAGAATAAGAGTATTTCCCTTTAACCCTAAAGATAAATTTTTAATAAAATTTGTTCGTTGTTCATGAGAGATAATATATTGGATTTCATCTTCATAGGTATTAAAGGTTCGTGGAGCATGTTTTAATAACAGAATCCTAATATCAAGTTGTGAAAGATGTCCTTTTTTAATTAACTCTGCTGTCTGCGTAATCTTATAACTAGGTCCAAAAAGTCCTTCCAGGACCCACTTATGAGTTTGTGATCCATCAAGAGTTCCAGTAAATCCGTATCTATATTTCGTATCTCTAAGTTTGGTCATGATTCCAACTAAGGACTTTGATTTAAACTGATGAGCTTCGTCACCAATTACAACATCGAAGTCATTGAAAAACTTTTTATCTAATTTATAAATTGATTGCCAGGTTGTAATTACAACTGGGAAGTTAGTTGTTTTTTCTCTACCAGAATAGACTCTATGGCAAAAGGATTCGGAATCCCATCCATAATCAAAGAAGTCTTTATACATCTGTTCTACCAAAGATGTAGTAGGAACAACCAATAAAATTTTCTTATCTTTCTCCACAAAATATCTGACAATCGCATAGATCATCAAAGATTTTCCAGAAGCTGTTGGTGATATCAACAATCTTCGGTTATATCTAAGTGCATCGTACACTCCTTCTACCTGGTAATCTCTAGGAGTATGCTTAGAGATTGACTTCATATAATCTTTTACACCTTCTCTAGAGATAAGATCATTTTTCTCGAAAGGAGTTCCGTAAAATTTACTGTCTTTAAAACTTACTGTGTACTCACTCTTCTTAGCCCATGCACAGACTTTATCTAGAAGTCCTACATAGATCTCTCCAGTTGCTGTTGAGAATAATCGAATCTTCCCATCCCAATACTTGCTGCGATACTGAGGCATAAATTTTGCCCCAGGAACTTCAAATGTAAAATGATCTGCAAGTTCTTGATTGACATGAGGTTCTGCTTGGATTTTAAGAAAAACCTCATTCTTTTTTTCAATGATCAAATCAGTCATAACCTCTTATAAACCTCTGCCACTCAATAGCGTTTTTAATCTGGTAGGTTCTGTTTAGAATTACTTTTATAATACTTTCCAAGTAATCTAACAACATCTGATAATATTCCATTTTAGTCAGACATCTAATGAGTTCCTCATCAGAATCTAGATACTTATCAATATCCGACTTCAATACTTTAAAATCAAATGGTTTTTCTACGTATATTTCTGGCTTTGATTTTCCTGAATAGTACTCCCACTTCTCTCTCCTCAACACTTTGAATTTATTTTCTTGTCCTTTTTTAAGAACGAGAATGTTATTATAAATTTTATAATACTTTGAGTGTAAGGATGGAATTTTTGTTGACTCTAGATGAAGATCATCATTATCAATTTTAGAATCTTTTTCCCAAAGATTCTCAATCATTTCAAGATTCATACTACAATAAACTCTCAATATCAAAGATAGTATATTTAAATGTGGCTTCCGCCATAATATAATTTATATCAGTTGCCTTAGCGTCAAATTGAACTGGAGATAATGAGGTAGGGAATAAGTCTTTAAATTTTACTTTAGTAATCGGAGTGAATGAACTACTATAAATGAGAAGACTCCCATCCGAAAAAGCACCTACCATTGGATCTACTCCAGTTCCAATAATGAATGGCAATGCTTCTTCCATACTATCTGGATATCCAAGACCTCTCATCCAGTCATGGATTTCTAGATAGTTCTCCATATTCTCATCCACCATAAATTGAATGGTGAAATCATTGTATACCAACTTATCTCCAGGGATCATTAAATCCTTGAGAGGGGTTGATTGAACTGCTACACCTAAATTAATACCTGGAATGTTTACAGAGTTTGCGAAAAAATCCACTTTAGGTGCTTTTTCCAAACTAAATTTAAATCCAGTTGGGGATAAGAAGTTTTTATTCTTAAGTTCCCTATCCCATTTGGATAGTCCACTTTCTCTAACCATGGAATTAAATACTGTGCATATTAGTATTTAGCAGTCATTAAATACTGTCCCAACTTGTGAACCCAATTCAGAACCTGCCTTCTGTCCTAGTAGAAGTGCCCATCCACCTGCTAACCAACCAACATAAGGAATACTCATTGCTGCAGGAACAGCAACACCAGCAGCAATAGCACTACCCGCCATTGCACCTTGAGACCGTGCGCCAGCGTCCGCCACTATACATTCTATGTCTTTTACAGACTTTCCCTCGCCGTCTGCCACAGCGCCTCCTGGACCCATATTACGGGTTCCCTCTCTGGTGAACTGATCACGACGCCATTCATTTCTAACTTCAGATCCACCACCAAACAATCCTCTCTTTTCTTTATCAACATCTAAGGACCTTTCAGACTCTAGAATCTTAGGATCG